CGGCGCCGCCGATGCCGGAGGTCAGCGACACGGAGCGCGCCGCGCACGAGCGGCGTCGACGCGGGGTCGCGGACGAGTTTCGACGAGCGGTCGGAGGCGCCGATGGCTCGGAGTGGCAAGCGACGTGACCCCGACGACGCCCTGGCTGCGATCGAATCGGCGATTGAGACTGTGGAGCGCCAGTTGAGGTCCGCGGGGGATCGACTGCTCTCCGCGACCAAGCGGCGCGACACGATCGTGCTGTGGGCGCGCCACGCGCGTCGGCCGCTGGACGGCGAGGAACTGCTGGCGTGGACCGTGCGGCGCAACGAGGCGCTCGACGAGTGCGCGCGCATCTCCGACGAGATGACGGCGATCGCGAACCACTTGACGGCGCTGGAGGGGCAGCGCAATCGGCTGATCGGCCAAGCGCCGGGGCAAACGGACTTGTTCGAGGAGCGCGGCGCGTGACGCCCAACGACCCCTGGCCGCGCCACGTTCCGACGCACGGCCCGCGCGCGATGGGCTCGTTCCGGACGTGCGAGAGCTGCGAGCGCGTCGGCACCTGGGCGGTGTACGGGGCCACGCCGCTCTGTATGGCGTGCGCGCAGTACCTCGCGACGGGCGGCGTGTTCTTCACGAATTCGCCGCGCGTCGTCCCGCTGCACACGGGGAACGGGCGCGCGCGATGACCGCCTTCGTCCTCGGCCACCGCGCCGCGGGCGTGGGGGCGTGGCTCTTCTACGCGACGCCGGCCCCGGCCGTGGGCGCCGGCGGGATCTGGTCGACCGCGCTCGACGAGGCCGTGCGCTACGCCTCGCGCGAGCGGGCGCGCGCGGCCGCGCCCGACGGGTCGATCCGATTCTGGACGCTCAAGCTCGTCGCGTGCCAGGCGTGCGCAGTGACCCTCGCGGCGGTGCAGGCGGTCGGCGGGCAGTGCCGCGCGTGCGAAGCGGCGCTGCGGCCCTATCGCGAGCGGCCCGTGGTGCGGTGGACGGACACCGGGCAGACGACGTTGACGGTCGACGACGAGAAAGGAGCGGCGTGACATGCCAGAGACGAACGGCCAGCCCGAGCGCTGGGAGCGCGTGCGCGAGGACACGCGGGCGCTGCCGGTCAGGCTCACGCTCGAGGAGCTGCACGCCGTCGGCGACGCGCTCGTGACCGCGCTCGCCGCCGTCCAGGCCGAGGAGGCGGCGGAGAAGATCCGGCGCGAGCAGGCGAAGGGGCGGCTTGCGGATCTCGTCGCCGCCCAGGCGGATCTCGCCGGCCGCTACCGGCGCGGCACCGAGGAGCGCGACGTGGCGTGCGTGATCGAGCGCGACTACGCCGCCGGCGTCGAGCGCGTACGGCGCCTGGACACGGACGAGGTGGTCGGGACGCCGCGGACGCTCCGGCCGGAGGAGCGGCAGGGGGAGTTGCCGGCGGTGAGCGAGGCGGCGTGATGGCGTCGACGAAGGCACGCGCCGCCGCGGCCGTCGCCGCGATCGAGGCGCGCGAGCGCTACGTGCGCTGCGGGCTCGTGTTCGACACGATCGTCGCCGCGGAGTCGCACGCTCTGTACGAGCACGGCGTGCCGCGCGACGTCATGCGCGAGGCGCTGGCGCGGGAAGCGGTGCGGCGCGACCCGTACGGGCTGGACCGCAACGGGATCAAGAGGCACAGACCCGAGGAGGCAACCGATGATCGTTCGGCTGGAGAGCACGACGAAGATCGTGACGCTCAACGGCGTCGAGGCGCGAACGTGGGAGGGGCACACCGAGACGGGGATCCCTGTGACGGCGTACATCACGCGGATCCAGGTCGAGGCCGACGCCGACCTGGAGCAGTTCCAGCGCGAGCTGCGCGAGTGTCGCGCGCCAACCCCCGACGGCATCCCGCTCCGGCTGATCCTGTAGCGCGCATCCTCGCCGACCTCGCGGCCGACCTCGCACGCATCGCGCGGCGCACGCTCCGGCGGCGGCGGGCGGCGTGACACGACAAATCCTGTGCGAAGCGTGCGGAAAGGGACGACCGCTCGGCACCCGCACGGTGTTCGCGGATGTCGGCCCGCACGGCGAGCCGCCCGAGTACGAGCGTGTCGTCCGCGGCGTCGCGAAGGCCGGGTACGTCTGCGATCTGTGCGGCACGGAGATTCGGCGCGGCGAGCTCTGCTACGCGAGCACCATTTTCGTTGGCGGCGGCTCGCCGCCTGAGTGGGAGCCTGCGTACGTGGCGAGAGAGCCAGCGTGACCTTTTCCGTCGTGCTCGACGTGCGCGTGTACGGCCTGCCGGTGCCGCAGGGGCGGCCGCGGGCGCGCGCGTTCCGGCTGCCGAACGGCGTCGTCAAGGCGTCCGTGTACGAGCGCGCCGAGGACAAAGATTGGAAGAGGACCGTGGAGGCGCAGCTCGTCGCGCACAAGCCGCCGGCGCCGGTGGACGGGCCGCTGTGCGTGACGCTCGCGTTCACGCTGCCGCGACCGGCGTCGCTGCCGAAGCGCGTGGAGTACCCGATGGCGCACCGGCGGGACGTCGACAATCTCGCGAAGGGCGTGATGGACGCGGCGGCGGGTCTGATCTACCGCGACGACGCCCAGATCGTCGACCTCAGCGTGAGCAAGCGGTTCGGCGCGTCGCCCGGCGTCCACATCCGCGTGGCGCACGCGCTGCCGCTGCGCGTGGCGCCGGCGCAGGGGGCGCTCGTGGCGGCCGGCGGCGAGCGATGACCCGCTGCCAGGTCTGCGGCCACTTCCCGCACGCGACCTGCGAGCACTGCGGCGGCCCCGCGTGTCGCCGCGACGACGAGTGCCAGGGCTGCCATCGCGTGATCTGCGCCGCCTGCGACACGCGGCCGACGCCGGCGTTCAGCTACCCCGGGGACGCGTACCAGCATCCGCATAACGAGCGGCGCGAGCCGCGCGTGCTGTGCGGCCCGCGCTGGCCGGTCGACGAGGCCGCGCGATGACGGAGGGGCGGATGGGGGAGCCGCCCGAGGCCGCGCGATGAGTAAGCCGACGGAACACGACCTAGCAACTGCGCGTGATGTCGTGAACGAGGGATTGCGTCATCGCACCGAGGACGGGCTCGTGCGCGTCGTCGCCCGCGCCCTCGCCGCCGAGCGGGAGAAGGCGGAGTACGTCGTCCGTGACGCGAACGACTGGCGGAACGAAGTTGAGACGTACTGGCAGGTACAAGTGGCCGCCCTGACCGCCCAGCGTGACGCGCTCGTGGCGGCGGTGCGACGGTTAATCGAGGCGTTCGACGCCTGCGATGGCAACCGGGGACGGTTCTCGTGTGTGGCGGCACACGACTGCCGATGCCCCAAGGCGCGCGCGGCGTCACCGGATCAGTGGAAAGGCGACTGGCAGTGCGAGTGCGGCGCAGAGGCACTGGATGCCGCCCTCGCTGCGGCCTGCGCCGCCCTCGCCCGCGTGGAAGGAGAGACACGATGAGCGCGCCGACGCCGGGCGAGACGTATCCGTGTCGGGTGTGTCGCCGGCCGGCAGGAGAGCACACGGAGATGCAAGCGCGCGAGTGCGTGGCCCTGTTCTCAGGGGAGCCGGCGGATGATCGTCGCGAGGCCGTGATTGACGCGCTCGTGGCGGCGCTGCGGCTGCCGCTCCTGTTCCACGGCGGCGGCGACTGGACCGAGGAGAGGCGCGCGGAGTGGAAGGCGCTCACCGGGTCCGACGAGGCCACCACGAAGGTCATGTGCGACACAATCCGCGCCGCCCTCGCCCGCGTGGCGCCGCCCGTCGACGTGCCGCTCGGCGCCGCGACGGCCGACGAGCCCGCGACGTGGACGGCAGCCGAAGGCCGCGACGTGGAGGCGCCGTGAGTCAGCGCGACCCGAGGAGCGCGCGGAGCTTGTCCGTCTCCTGGATCACGAGGCCGCCGACGGCGCGCGCGATGTCGGTCGTGCGCCGGAGCTGGGCGCTGAGATACACACCGAGGATGACGAGGCCGGTGATCTGGAGCGCGAAGCCGCCGACGGCGATGAGCGCGATGAGCGCGTGGTCAGACACCGCGTCACGCCTCGAGCGCCGCACGCACGCTCGCGTCGCGCTGGGCGGCGTGCAGCGCGTGGGCGCGCGCGGCCTCGATCAACCAGGCGTTGAGGCTCATGCGTCGCGACGCCGCGGCGACCGCAGCGACGCGCACGAGGGCGGGCGGCAGCCGGAGCGTCGTCGCGTGACGCTCGGCGTCGTCGGCGGGGGCGGGGCGGCGGCGGGGCTTCGTCGCCATCGCCTAGCCCTCCACGTCGAATGGGAACGCCGCGAATCCGACCGTGGCGGAATCGTGCCGCGTGTGCGCGTCCAGCGAGTGCTCGTCAGCCTCGACCTCGACGGCCCACGCCTCGGCCTGGTCGACGTCGAACCCGTGCGCCGCTGCGATCTGCCGCGCCGCGATCGTGTCGTCTGCCTCGCGGATGTAGCGCACGCTCGACGCGCCGACACCCCACACCGCCCACGTCTGCGTGACCAGTCTCTCGTCCATCGCCTAGCCCTCCTTGCGGCACTGCATCGCGTGGTGGGGGACGCCGCGCGCCGAGAGGGCGCACGTGCGACCATTCCAGCGCCCGTAGGCGCCGGCCTCGAACAAGCAGCGCGGCGCGCGCTCGCCGGGACGGACGCGGATGAGGCCCGACGGGTCGTCGCGCTCGCCGGGCTTGCGCGCGTCGTGGTCGCCGGGCAGGCAATACGACCCTGCACGGTGGCACTCGCAGCACCACGTCAGGCGACCGGGCGTGGACAGCCCCGCAATCGGGGCGTAGCGCGGGGTCGGCTCGAAGTACGACGCCACGTCCGTCATGCCGTCGGGCGTCGAAGCGTCGGCGGAGCGGAGGCGACTGACCATCGCGCGGACGCAGATCGCTCCGCACCCATCGCACCGCACGGCATGATCGGGATACCGCTCGCGCTCGCTGACTGCGTTCGTCGTCGTCGCCATCATCATGCCCTCCATGTCTTCATGATATCACCGCCACCACTGGCGTCAAGCGGAAAACTCGCATGCTGATCCGCCGCGCCCTCGGCCGCGCGCTGATGCTGCTCGGCGCCCTGCTCGCGCTGCCCGCCATCACCGTGTCGTGGCTCGGCGAGCGCCTCGCGGACGTCGGCGGGGGGCCGGAGCCGTGAACGCCATCGCCGAGCCGCGCGCCTCGCTCGTCGCCGTCCCCACGCTCGCCGAGGTCGCCGCCGATCCGCGGCTCATCGAGCGCCTGCCCGCGCCCGTGTGCGGGGCGCTCGCGAGCCAGGCGGCAGCACTGATCGTCCAGCTCGCGGCGCGCGTGGTCGCGTCGCCGGCGAGCGGGTCCGTCGCGGACGACGGCGCGCTGATCGAGCTGGCCGAAGCCGCGCGACGGCTCGGCATGAAGCCCGCGACGCTGCGCAAGCTCGTGCAGCGCGATCCGTTCGTCCGGGCGCTCACGGTCAACAACGGGACCGACCGCCTCGTCTTTGACCCGCGCCGCATCGCCGACTTCGTGTATAAGCGCGGTCGGGACGTGCGGTGAACCCGGAGCACGGGAGGGCTCACGGATGCGCGGCGTCGGGTCGATTCGCAAGCGCAAGGGCGGCGGCTATCAGATCCGCTACCGGATCAACGGGGAGCGCAAGGAAGAGTCGGTCGCCGAGGCGCTCGGCAAGCCTGCGGCGCGCGTCACCCGCCAGGATGCGCGCGATCTGCTCATGCGGCGTGTCGGCGCCGTCGTCGCGGGACAGACGAAGCGCCCGGAGGCGTTGACGGTCGCCGCCGTGCTCGACGGGTACGTGGCGCGCGCCGAGCAGATGGAGCTCAAGCGCGTCGACACCATCGTGGCGCACCTGCGCCCTGTGCGCGTCGCGCTTGGGCATCGGCGCGTCGACGAGCTGCGTGACGTCGAGATCCTGAACGCCTACGTCACGCAGCGGCTCGACTCGTTCGCGCTCACGGGTGGCCCGCGCCCGCGCGCGAAGGCGACGACGGTCAGCCGCGGCACGGTGGGCCGCGAGCTGGCGCATCTGCGCGCCGCGCTCCAGGTCGCGCTCCGGCAACGGCGGCTCACGGAGCCCCTGCCCTACGTGCCGAGCCTCAAGCGCCCCACGCCGCGCAAGGCGCGTGTCGACGTCGATGCGTTCGACCGCATCGCCGCGCACCTCGGCGGCTTCCGCTACGGCGACCCCGACATCTACCGCGAGCTGGGCGAGTTCACGTTCGCCTCGGGTTGGCGGTACGACGAGGTCATGTCGGTGCGGTGGGAGTACGTCGATTGGGACGAGGGCGTGATCCGGTTGCCGGACACGAAGAACAACGACCCGCGCGTGTTGCCGCTTGAGGGCGCGATCCAGCGCGTGATCCAGGCGCGGCGCGGCAAGCGGCGGCTCGATTCACCGTGGGTGTTTCACAAGGACGGCCGGCGCATCACCGCCGGCTTCCGCGGGCGCTGGAAGGTCGCGCGCGCGAAGGCCGGACTGCCAGGCGTGCGCATCCACGATTGCCGACGCGCGGTCGTGCACGGCCTGCGCCTGCTCGGTGTGCACAAGCTCGTGTCGAAGGCGATCGTCGGGCACCGCTCGGACGCGATCCACGAAGACTACGACGACGTGTCGGTCGACGAGAAGCGGGCGGCGCTGCGTGCGCTCGAGGCGTACCGCGAGGAGCGGCGGCGGGGCACGAACGTGGTGGACTTCGCGGCGCGTCTGGGGTCAGTCCGGGGTCAGTGACCCTCGAAAACCCGCGAAATCCGCGGAACTATCGTGTCCCCGTTGTACATGGTGGCAGTCTCGCACGGACCCCGACAGCGCGCTTGGCGCGGGTTTCCGGGCTCGTCCCCTGCCCTGAAAGACCCCTGCGCGACCTCGGAATCTGGACGTCCGGGGTCAGTTTGGGGTCACTGTCTATACACGTTGTCGGCCGCGATCCGTGCACACTTGACGGGTGCGCGATGCCGATGACCCCTGGGCGCAGGCCTTCACCGTGGAGGCCGCGGCGCTGCTGCTCGGGCGCTCACGGCGGACCATCTGGAACCTGCTGTCGTCGCACGCGGCGAAGTTCTCGGAGCCGATGTACGTGAAGCTCCGCGGGCCGCAGCGGCGTCGGGTGCTGACCGAGCAGGACATGGCGGCGCTCCATGCGTTGATCCCGCGACCGGAGCCCCGTGTGAAATGTCGTCCAGAGCCAAACGGCCGACGCCCCACATTTACCGCTGACACTTACCGTCAACGCTCGTAGCTGAGCCGCCCGCACCAGATCGCCCGCGGACCTCGTTGTAGAGTCGGCGTGTCGACGCTGCGCGCTGTGACGGCCGCGCGGCGGACGGACGCCGTCATCTGGTGTGAGGACGCTTCTGATTGGTGCGTCGCTCGGCTCGCTCGCTCGGCCCCTCGCTGCGGCTGACGCTCGAACTCTCCCCGCCGCGGTCCCGCCCCGTGCCCGATGACCGAAACGTCTGCGTCTGCCTCGACGCCGTCTGCTGCCCGCCCACGGAAGGCTGCGCGGATCGTGACCGGCGATCAGGTGATCGACCGCATGATCCGGATCGCCGGGCTGACGGCGCGCGATCTGCGCCGGGCGGTGCGGCGTCACCGCGAAGCGCTCAACGCCGACCATCCGAAGTACGGAACGCCCGATCACGTGACGCGGCTCGAAGCCGCGAAGGCGCTGTATGAGCTCGCCGGCCTGCGCGGCCAGAAGCGCGTGCGCGTCACCGCGAAGTTCGCCGGGCCGCTGGTGATCCGATGGGACACGAGCGCGTCGTCACCCTCCCCTACGCCCCCCGACGCCTGCAGCGCGCCTTCCACGACGCCTTCGAGCGGCAGCGCCCCCGCGCCGCCGTCGTCGTCGTCCACCGACGCTTTGGAAAGTCTGTGATGGCCGTGAACCAGTTGATCCGGTCGGCCATCGAGTGCCCGCACCCCTCGCCGCGCTACGCCTACATGGCGCCGCTCTACAAGCAGGCCAAGGCGATCGCGTGGGACTACATGCGCCAGTTCGCCGGCCCGATCGAGGGCGCGCGCTTCCACGAGTCGGAGCTGCGTGTGGAGCTGCCCGGCGACCGGCGCATCACGCTGCTCGGCGCCGACAACCCCGACAGCCTGCGCGGCATCTACCTCGACGGCGTCGTGCTCGACGAGTACGCGCTGATGAACCCCTCGGTCTGGCAGGCCGTGATCCGGCCGACGCTCGTGGACCGGCAGGGCTTCGCCGTGTTCCTTGGCACGCCGCTCGGGCGCAACCACTTCCACGAGCTTTACGAGAAGGCGCGCGAGCGCGACGACGTGCTGGCGATGCTCTACCGCGCGAGCGAGACGGGCGTGGTCGCGGCCGACGAGCTGGCGATCGCGCGCGACGAGATGGGGCCGGACCTCTACGCCCAGGAGTTCGAGTGCTCCTTCGATGCGGCGATCCAGGGCGCCTACTACGCGCGGCAGATGGAGCAGGTGCGCGCCGAAGGCCGCATCCGCACCGTGCCCTGGCAGCCCGCGCTTCCCGTCGACACCTTCTGGGACCTCGGCATCTCGGATTCCACCGCGATTCTGATGGTCCAGCAGGCCGGCACCGAGGTGCACGTGATCGACTACCTCGAGGACCACGGCCAGGAGCTCGCCCACTACGCGCGCGAGCTCGACCGCCGCCCGTACCTGTGGGGCGAGGACGTGCTGCCCCACGACGGCGGCGCCAAGCAGCTCGCCACGGGCAAGACGCTCGCGCAGCAGCTCCGCGAGCTGGGTCGCAAGCGCGTGCGTGTGCTCGGCCAGGCCGACGTCGAGCCCGGCATCGAGGCCGCCCGGCGCCTGTTCGCGCGGTGCTGGTTCGACGAAGGCAAGACGCGGCGCCTGGTCGACGCGCTGAGCCAGTACCGGCGCGCGTGGAATCCGGCGACGCAGAGCTACGCCGACCGGCCGCTGCACGACTGGACGAGCCACGGGGCCGACGCCTTCCGCTACCTCGCGATGGGCCTGCGGTCAGGCGACGCCGGGCCGCGGCAGAGCCACGCGCGGAGCGCCTTCGACCCGATGCGCCGGTCGGGCCCGGGCCGCGACAGCTACGCGCGCGCGGCCACGCGCCGCGTCAACGCCTGGGGGGACGGCCGGTGAGCCGGCCGCGCGTCGGCCGCGAGGCGGGTCCGAAGTGCCTGGCCTCCTGCCCGACCGAGGGGCGCGAGGCGTGCCGGTGCGATCTGCCGCCGGTGCACGACGGCACCACGTGCTGGTGCTTCGGCGCCGGCGACCACGCGCCCCACGGCTGGGCGACACCCGGAGGACAGGGCTGATGGCGAAGCGAGGGGCAAGCGTGATCCGCAGAGCGCTGCTGGGGGGCCGGCGCGAGGCTGTGCAGGACGACGAGGCCGTGCAGGACGAGCGTGCGCGGGCGCGCGCGATCCGGGCGCCCGAGCCGGGGCCGGCGCGAGCGCCCGGAGTCGGGCGCGAGACGGCCGCGTTCCAGCCCGTGCCGGACACCCCGGTGCCGGACGGGACCCCGCCCGCGCCGCCTGCCCCGGCGCCCGCCCCGCCGGCACCGGCCTCGAGCGGCGGCCCGGTCACGATCGTGATCGGCGGTGGCGACGCGGGCGACCCCGGCGCGGCGACCAGTGATCCGGCCGACGAGGGGACCGACGCGAGCGACGACGGCACGGTCGGCGACGTCGGCGCCGACGCCCCCGGCATCGCGGGCGGTGACGCGGGCTCGCCCGGCGGCGACAGCGGAGACAGCGGCGACGGCCCTGCGGCGGGCGACGGGCCCGCCGGTGGCGATGGCGCGGCCGGCGGCGGCGACGCCTCGAGCGGCGGGGACGCGGCCGGCTACAAGCGCGGCGGCCTGGTGCGCGATCGCGCGCACATGCCGGACGGCGCCGAGCCGATCACGGCGCACGAAGGCGAGTACGTCGTGAACGCCTCCGCCGTGAAGAAGTACGGCGCGCACGTGTTCGAGGCCCTCAACCGCGGCCGGGCGGTCATCCGCGCGCCGCGCGGCGCCAGGCCCGTGCGCATGGCAGGGCCCCAGACGTGATCGACGGCCTCGGCTGGCTCACGCTGCTGCTCGCCCCCGTGCTGTTCGCCTTCGGGGGCGGGGACTCGCCCTCGCCGCCGCCCCCGACGCCGGCGCCGAAGGAAGAGGATCCCGCCGCCGCCAAGGAACGCAGCGAGGCCGAGGGCCAGGCCCGGCGGCTCGCCAAGAAGCGCCGGGGAGCGGCCAGCACGCGCCTGTCCGATCCGATGGAGTCGTATGCGGCGGGCGAAGAGTCCGTCACCGACTCGGCCACCACGCGGCGCGTGAGCGTGCTGGGCGGCGGCGAGACGCGGAGCGCCCGGTGATGGTCGTCACCGGCATCGCGCTCTGGCTGGTGACCGCCGTCATGCTCGGCGGCCTCGTCGTGGGGGCCTGGTGACCCGCGTGCCGCTGGCCGGCCTCCAGCTCGTCGGCGAGTGCCACCGCTGCGGCCTCTGCTGCGCGGACGGCTGGACGCGCTGCGAGCACCTGCTGGGCGTCCGCCCGATCGGTACGCCGCAGGCGACCGTGTGCGCCGTCTACGCCGGCCGCCACGACGGCCTGCCGATCCGGATGGTCGGCTCGTCCGGCGCCGTCGCCCGCGCGGGCCTCTGCGCCAAGGACTCGCCGGCCGAAGCGTTCTGCATCCTCGCCCGCGGCGTGGGCCGCGGCTGCTCGCTCGTGCTCGCGCTGACCGATCCACCGACCGTCCCAGGAGGACTCGCCCCGTGAAGACGACCCGTCGCTCTCTCTACGCCCTCGTTGCCGCCGCGCTGCTCGGCCTCGCCGCCGGCACCGCCTTCATCGCCCCGGCGTGGCTCGACGCCGCCTCCACGTGGCGCCTGCCCGTGGCCGGCAACCCGGGCACGGGCGACCTCGTCTACGGACGAGATCGCAACAGCCTGACCTCGCTCGCCGCCGTCGCCTCGGGCCAGGTGCTCACCTCGGCCGGGACCGGCACGGCGCCCGCGTGGAGCGCCACCCCGACGCTGACGAGCCTGACGCTCGCCGGCGCCGTCACCGGCGGGCGGGTGCCGGTCACGATCACGACCGCGTCGACCGTCGCCGTCGGCACCGCCGACTGCGGACGCGTGTACGTCGCCAACGCGGGGAGCGGCACGCAGACGTTCACGCTGCCGAGCGCGGCCACGGCCGGGTGCGTGGTCACGATCGTTCAGGCCAACGCCGGCACGCTCGTCTACATCGATGCCGCGGCCGACACCGACGGGTTCCTCGTCACGTACTTCACCACGGAGCTTGGCGGAGCTGCGGGAGCCACGGCGTTGCTGACCGAGGCCGACGGCGCGCCCGGGATCAAGAACACCGCCGGCAACGTCGGCGACACCATCGCGCTCATCGCGGACGGTGGCACGCAGTGGCGGAGTCTCAGCCTCGCCACCGGAATCTGGGCCGCGCAGTAGTCACGGGACCATGCCGGCCGACCCCAAGGCGCTGCTCGATCGCTACGACCGCCTGAAGACACAGAAGGCGACGGCGGAGAGCTTCGTGCAGGAGCTCGCCGAGTTCGTCTGCCCGCGCAAGGCGGTCGTGACGCGCACCGAGACCGAGGGGACCAAGCAGACCGACCGGCAGTACGACTCGACGGCGGAACTGGCGGGCCAGCGTTTGGCCGCCACGCTCCACGGCACGCTCACCAGCCCCGCGCAGAAGTGGTTCAGCCTGCAGCCCCGCGACGAGGCGCTGCGCGAGGACCACGACGTCATGACGTGGTGCGAGGAGTGCGCCGACCGGCTCTACGCCGCGCTCAACCAGAGCAACTTCGATCTCGAGGTCGCGGAGACCTACCAGGACCTCGTCTACCTCGGCACGGGCGCGCTGCTCATGGAGGAGCGCCGGCGGCGGATCCGGCCGCAGGGCGCAGGCACCTTCGGCGGCTTCCGATTCAAGGCGCTGGCGTACGGCGAGTTCGTGATCGAGGAGGGCGAGGACGGCACGGTCGACGTGCTGTTCCGCCGCTTCACCCTGCCCGCGCGCATCGCCGTGCGGCTCTGGGGCGACCGGGTCGGTGACGAGGTCGCGAAGAAGGCGCTCACGCGTCCGGAGGAGCCGGTGCAGGTCGTCCACGCGATCTATCCGCGCACGGATCGCCGGCCCGGGCGCGTCGACGGCCTGAGCATGCCCTGGGCGTCCTGCTACGTGCTCGCGGGCGACAGCGGCGGCCAGCTCCTGAGCGAGGGCGGCTACCGCGAGTTCCCGGCCCTGGTCCCGCGCTGGGCGAAGTCCAGCGGCGAGACCTACGGCCGCGGCCCCGGCCACACCGCCTACGGCCCGACGCGCTCGCTCAACCGGCTGCGCGAGTTGCTGCTCGAGGCGAGCGCCAAGGCCGTCGACCCGCCGCTGCTGCAGAAGCACGAGGCCGTCATCGGCGACGTCACCCTCGATCCCGCCGGCATCAACGTGGTGTACGAGGACAACGCCGTGCAGGCGCTGGACCTCAAGGGCCGCTTCGACGTCGGCAAGGTCGAAAAGGAAGACCTGCGCGCGGAGATCAACGACGCGTTCTTCGTGCGCTACCTGCAGCTCGTCGACAAGACGCAGATGACGGCGACCGAGGTGGTGCACCGGCAGGAGGAGATGCAGCGCCTGCTCGGCCCGACGTTCGGGCGCCTGTCCGTCGAGCTGCTCCGGCCGCTCGTCGAACGCGGCTTCGCGCTCATGTATCGCGCGAACGCCTTCCCCCCGCCCCCGCTCGTGCTGCAGCAGACGGGCGCCGAGCTCGACACGGTCTTCGAGGGCCCGCTCGCGCGCGCCCAGAAATCGGTTGACCTCCTCGCGATCCAGCGCAAGAACGTGTGGCTCGGCGAACAGGTCAGCCTCGGCAACTCGACGGCGGCGGATCTGTTCGACGCCGACGAAGAGGGCCGCCAGCTCGCCGGCATCCTCGGCGTGCCCGCCGACATCGTGCGCGGCAAGCCGCAGGTGGACGCGCTCCGCAAGGCGCGCCAGCAGGGCCAAGAGCGCGCGGCGCTGCTCGAGCGCCTCGCCACGCTGGCCGAGGCCGGCGGCAAGGCGGCGCCGCTGGTGCGCGAGCTGAACGCCGCGGTGCCCGGGGGCGTGGCGGGCGCGATGACCGGAGCCGGCCGGTGAGCGATTACGAGCGCTGCGGGATGCTCGTCCTGGGCCAGCCCGAGCAGCGGGCCTTCGAGGAGTTCGAGGCCGCGCACCAGGGCCACGCGCTCGCGTACAAGACGCACGCGTTCACGCGGCAGACCGTCCTCGAGTGCCGCACGTGCCGGGCCACGATCAATGGCGCGGCCGAGGTGGTGCTGACGTGACCGACGGACCGCGCCAGCCCGACGGCGCCGACGCGCAGACCGAGCGCGCGCGACGCTATGCACGCGTCTTCGGCGGCCCGGATGGCCGCGCCATTCTGGACGAGCTCGAGGCGGAGTCGTTCGTCGACCGCACGACGATGAGTCGCCCCGCGCCCGCGGCCCCGCTCGATCCCCTGCTCATGGCCTACAACGAGGGGCTGCGGGCCGCCGTGCTCCGCATCCGCGCGCGGGTGCGGCGCGGCCAGACGCCGAAGCCGGCCAAGCGCCGCGCCACGAGCGCGTCGGCCCCAGCCCCCACAGAGGAGTCCGCTTCGTGAGCGACCCGATCGCTGCCCCCGCGCCCGCTGCCGCCCCGAGTGCCGCCCCGCCCGCGAGCGCTCCCAGCTCCGCCGCGCCCCCGTCGCCGCCGGCGACGAACGGGGCGGTGCCGGAGTGGGTCGCCACCCTCAAGGACGAGAGCCTGCGCGGCGAGAAGACGCTGCACAACTACAAGAGCGTCGACGACCTCGCGAAGGCGCAGATCGAGGCGCGCAAGCTCATCGGCCAGGGCGTGACGAAGATCCCGGGCGCGGACGCCAAGCCCGACGAGGTCCGCGCGTTCTGGGACAAGCTCGGCGTGCCCAAGGACGTGCAGGGCTACGCGGACGTGAAGCTCGAGGCCGACAAGTCGCTCGGCCCGATCAACGCGCAGGCGATCGACGAGATCGCGAAGCCGGGCTTCCTCAAGCTCGGCCTCACGCCGCAGCAGGCGCAGGGCGCGCTCAACCTCTTCCGCCAGTACATGACGGGCGAGCAGCGCCGGTTGGCCGACACGTACGTCGCCGGCCAGGGCGAGCTGCGCAAGGCCTGGGGGCTCAACTTCGACGCCAACGTGGGCCTGGCGCAGCGCGCGTTCGACCACTACGTGCCCGACACCCTGCGCGGGGCCATCGCGGCCACGCAGCTCGACCAGCATCCGGAGTTCCTCAAGCTCTGGCACACGATCGCGCTGCAGATCGCCGAGGACGGCCTGATCGACGGCACCGCGCCGGGCGCGCTCAGCGCCGACGAGGTCGACACGAAGATCGAGGCCGCGCGCAAGCAGCTCGAGGGGCTGGAGCGCGGCAGCCCGGACTACAAGCGCGCGATGGACGCGTACGAAGCGCTCTGGCAGACGAAGGCGCGGCTCATCGCCGCGGCCCGGTGAGGCTCATCACCAGCCACTGACCGTTCACCGCAGGACAGTCCCCCGCACTCGCGCGAGCGACCGGGGTAGGCCGGGGTAAGGACCCGGCGCGGTAGCGCAGCGACAGCGCGCGAGGAGGGCCGGCATCGGGCCGCTACCCCTCCGACAAGTCAGACAGCAGTCGCACCGTTCGCTGACTTTCGGAAGGAGAGACCGATGGCCGAAACCGCCCCGGTCGCATACGTTCACGCCTACAGCCGCGAGCTGCGCGAGCTCATGCAGCAGCGCACCTCGAAGCTGCGCAGCGCCGTCTCCGTCGAGACGGGCGTCGAAGGGAAGAGCTACAACTTCGAGCGCCTCGGCGCCAGCGATCTGCAGACGATCGTGTCGCGCCACGCCGCCACGCCGATCCTCAACCCCGTGCACTCCCGCCGCCGGGTCACGTTCACGGACAAGGGCGGCGCCATCCTGCTGGACCCCCAGGACCAGCTCAAGATGCTGATCGAGCCGAAGAACAAGTACGCGCGCAACCACGCCGCGAGCGTGGGCCGGTTCTTCGACGACATCATCATCGCCGCCCTCACCGGCAGCTCCACGTCGGTCGACGACGCGGATGCCACCAGCGCCGTCACGCTGGCCTCGTGGGACTCCGGCTCGCACGTCATCGCCAGCGGCACCACGGGCCTGACCTTCGAGAAGGTCAGCCAGGTCGTGCGCGTGCTGAACGAGGACGAGGTCCCGCAGGAGGACCGCTACTTCGTGATCAGCCCGCAGGGCATCGAGGACCTGCTCGCGGAGGTGGAAGTCACCTCCTCGGACTACTCGACGCTCAACGCGCTGAAGACCGGCATGCTCCCGGCCGACGCCCTCTGGATGGGCTTCAAGTGGATCATGTCCAACCGCCTGAGCATCGACGGCTCGCTCGATCGCTCGTGCGTCGCGTTCCACAAGTCGTGCGTCGGCCTCGCCGTCGCCCAGGACATCGACGTGCGGATCGACCAGCGCAGCGACCTCAGCTACGCCTGGCAGGTGTTCGCGTCCGTGTCCGCCGGCGCCACGCGCATCGAAGAGGCGGGCGTCGTCGAGTGCAAGATCCGCGAGGTCGCGTAGTCAGCGCGCTGACTCCGCAGAAAGAGAGGAACTGAACCAATGGCCGCATTCACAGGTTCACCGGTCAGCGCCCCGGACTACGTCAAGGAGACCACCGCGCCGGTCCTCAAGACCCTGGCGCCGGGCGTCGTCCAGATCAAGAAGTTCTCGCGGTGGACGCACACCGCCACGCAGGGCGCCGGCACGGGGGTGGTCTACCTCGGCACGCTCCCCGCCGGCGAGTACGTCATCTACCCGCACCTGTCGTACCTGAGCACGACGCAGATGGCGGCGAACGCGGACGTCCACGTCGGCTTCAACGCGTTCCGCCAGATCGACGGCACGCTGGCGACCGCCGACGACAACGCCGTGTTCGACAACGAGGACAGCGGCGGCGGCGTGGTCGCCAAGGCCGGCACGCTGGCGCCGGTCGTGATCTCTGCCGCGGAGCCGATCCGCGTGGAGGCCATGGTCGACACCGGCAACATCGAGGCCGACGACACGATCGACCTCTATCTCGCGTTCGCGAAGCTGCGGTAACCGCGCGCGGGGCGGCGGGGCCTCCGGGCTCCGTCGCCTCCGCGCCGTTCGACTGACGCGCAAAGGAGAACGCACGCATGGCGACGATTGCAGCGGTGCTGGTCGACAAGGGCGCCGGCTACCGGCTCTGGAAGTGGGAGACGCTGACGGCCACGAACAACGAGGGCAGCGCCGTCGACGTGCGCAAGTACCGCGACAAGACGGTGCAGATCATCGGCACGCTCGGCGCGGGCTCGGTCACGATCGAGGGGTCGATCGACAACGGCACGACGTGGGCGACGCTGAACGATCCGCAGGGGAACGCGCTGGCGACGATCAACGCGCTGAAGATCGAAGCGATTCTCGAGGGCGTCACGCACATCCGGCCCACGGTCGCCGCCGGCACGACCGACGTGGACGTGTGGCTCCTGGTGGCGTGAGCCGCGCCTGATGCGCCACCTCGCCCACCAGCCGCTCACCCTCGTCGGCGCCGGTAACCGCCGGGAGTTTGGCCCGTATGCGATCCCCGACGACGAGCACCGCATTACCGTGCGGTGCGGGCGTAAGCACGTCGGCGCGCCGACGCTTACGCCTGAAGGCTCGTACGGCTACGTCTACGTCGAGGTGTCTTACGACGGCGGGCAGACGTGGGGTGAGGGGTCGCAGGGCCTCGTGGGCGTCGGCCTCCCGGGCGGCGTGGTGCGCCGTGAGCGCGACGGCGCCGAGCTGCCCGAGACGACGGCGACGATGCGGCTGCGTGCGGGCATGGGCCGGCTGGCGCGCGTGCGGATCGACACGCACCTCGATCGCGTCGTCACGCGGGTCACGCTCGATACAGAACCCGACGAGCCGTGGAGCTTCGTCCCGCAGACGCACAACTCGGTTGCGTTCGGCCAAGCCTCCGACGGTCAGGCGACCGCCACCAACAGCGTCACGATCAGCCACACCGCGGCGAGCGGGAGCGACACGTGCGTCTTCGCGGGCGGCGTGTCGTCGGACAGCCCCGTTGCCGACGTCTCGGGGATCACCTACGGGGGCGCGGCGATGACGTCCGTGTACAACAACACGGCCGGCTTCTTCCGCAGCGCCGGCTACCGCAAGACGGCTCCAGCGACGGGCGCGCAGAACTGCGTGATGACGCTCACCGGCGCGGACTCGGAGCTGGCGCTCGGCTGCATCTCGATGACCGGCGTCGACCAGTCCACGCCCACCGGCGCGTCCGTGCCGTTCAACTCCTGGGACAAGAACCAGACCAGCGTCAGCGTCACCGTCACGGGCGTCAACGCCGACGACCTCGTGATCGACGCGCTCTACGGCACCTACGCCACGGCGACGGTCGGCGCGGATCAGACCTTGCGAAACACCGAGACGGTGAACAGCGCGACCGACTTCCGCATGTCGACCCAGCCCGGCACGGCCGGCGGCGTCATGTCGTGGTCGGTGTCCGGCGAGCGCTACGGCATCAACCCGGCGCTCACGCTGTCGGCGTGCGTCTTCAAGGCGTCCACGGGGGGCGGCCCCACCTTCCAGGCCGCGTGGGCGCGCGGGAGCAACGCCGTCATCGGCGCGGGGAGAGCGGGATGAAGAAGAACGTCGGGAGCCAGAAGATCGGCGCGCAGCTCGTGAGCGCCACCGACGGCAGCGCGTTCACCGGCGCGGTGACCGTGTACGTCACGGGCGACGCCGGCACCCAGGCCGCCGGATCCGTGGGCTCGGGGGCGTGCACGCACGAGGGCAACGGCTACCACACGTACGCCCCGGCGCAGGCCGAGACGAACTACGACCTGGTGGCCTTCACCTTCACGGGCTCGGGCGCGATCCCGGCGACGGTGCAGGTCTACACGTCGTTCCCGCAGACGGCCGACCACACCGCCGAACTGGCGAAGGTCCCGAAGTCGGACGGCTCGCTCACCTTCAACGTCACCTGTTCCAGCGACATCAAGAGCGGCCTCTCGACCCAGGCCGAGCTGAACAAGGTCCCGAAGAGCGATGGCACCACGAGCTGGAACGCCACAGCGCTCGGGGACATCAAGACGACGGTGGAGGCGGCGGGGAGCCACCTGGCCCTCATCAAGGCCAAGACCGACAACCTCCCCACCGATCCCGCCGACCAGTCGCTCATCATCGCGGCGACGGACGCGCTGGCGACCGCGATCGGCGACGTGCCGACGGTGGCGGAGTTCGAGGCGCGGACCAAGCCGACGGCCGACTACTTCGACTCGGCGACGGACGCGGTCACGCTCGCCGATGGCGCCCACGGGGGCAGCGCCACCGTGCTCACGCTCAAGGGCCTCGTCGTGTCGCGCTCGGACGCCGGCGGCATCGCGGTCAACATCGAGGCGACGGGCACCGGCAACGCCCACGCGCTGCGCCTCCAGTCCACGAACGGCAAGGCGCTGGCCGCGGGCGCGGCCGGCAACGCCGTCACGATCGACTCGTCCGCAGGAAGCGCGCTCGTCGCCACCGGCGCGACCGGGGACTTCGTCGGGGACATCACCGGCAACATCTCCGGCTCGGTCAACGACGTGACGACGAAGACCGGCTACGCGCTCAGCGCTGCCGGCGTGGACGCGATCCTCGATGAGACGGCCACCGGGCTCGTCGGCAAGCCAAACACGCTGCGCGGCCTGATCTGGGGCTTTCGCCAGTGGATGGTGAACAAGCTCCGCTACGACAAGGCCACGGACCATCTCGTCCTCTTCGAGGACGACGGCACCACGCCCAAGCTCGATCACGCGATGGTCGATGACGCCGGCGAGGCCACGCGAGGGGCCAGCTCATGAACGACACGCGCACGCCGCCGACCCGCCGCGACATGCTGCGCCGCTGGCTACGCGGCAAGGGCTACCACCCCGCGGACATCGCGATCGCGCTGGCCTGGTACGACGCCGAGGCCTCGGCCGGGCGCAAGCCCACCGATCAGGACGTGCTCGCGCAGTGCGAGTTCGGCCACGAGCGGGCGGTCGGCCGCTACGACGAGGCGCCGCCCCAGCAACTCACGATCAAGCACGAGCACCGCATGGCGTGGCGCCTGCTGCTGGCCGCGGCCGCGGGCGGGGCCTTCGTCCGAGGACTGGAATGGCTGGTTTCGGCGCTGACGCGATAGCCGTCGTCACGGGCGGCCTGCGCCGGTCGACGGGGACGTTTGCCGAGCGCCTCGTGTCGTGGGGATACGTCGGCGACATCGTCAACAGCACGCCGGCGGCGGCGGTCGTGGACTTCGTTTTGACCTTCCTCCGGCGGCGCCGGCGGGGACGGTAGGGACATGGCAGACAGCGACGTCGACGTGTGCTCCGCCGCGCTCCAGCTCCTGGGGGCCGAAGCCATCACCGCGCTCACCGACGACAGCGACCGCGCGCGGCTCTGTGCCCGCCTCTACCCGAAGGCGCGGCGCGAGGTGCTGACCGCGCACGCCTGGAACCGCTGCGTGGCGCGGACAACCCTTGCTCAGGCCAGCACGGCGCCGACGTGGGGCTACAGCTACGCCTACCCGCTGCCCGTGGCGTGTCTGCGCGTGCTCTCCACCTCGCTCGACCGCGCCGAAGAGGGCGAGGGCGACGCGTGGGACATCGAGATCGACGCCGACGGGAACGCCTCGCTCCTGACCGACGAGACGAGCGTGTCCATTCGCTACATCGTCGATCAGACGGACGTGACGAAGTGGTCCCCCGCGCTGGAAAAGGCGATCGTGCAGGACCTCGCCGCGAAACTGGCCTTCCCGCTCACGCAGAACCGCGAGCTGCGCGCCGAGCAGGAGCAGCTCGCCGCGCGCGCGCTGTCCGCGGCCAAGGGACTCGACGGCACCGAGCAGTCGAAGCGGCGCTACGTGACGACCACCTTGACCCGGGACGTCCGGTAGCGAGCGCCCATGCCGCGCGTGAGGCCGCTGCAATCCTCGTTCGCCAACGGCGAGGTCTCCGACCTCGTCGAAGGGCGCGTGGATCTCGAGCGGTACTTCTCGTCCTGCCGGACGCTGCGCAACTGGACCATCCGCCACGCCGGCGGCGTCACGCGCCGGCCCGGCACGCGCTACATCGCCACCGTCAAGGACCAGACGAAGACGCCGCGCCTGTTCAAGTTTCAGCAGTCGGTGGCGAACAGCTACGTGCTGGAGTTCGGCGAGGGCTACATCCGGTTCTTCGCCGACGGCGCCCCGGTGCTGTCCGGCGGCACCCCGGTGGAGGTCGCGACCCCGTACCTGGCCGCCGACCTGCCGCTGCTGACCCTCACGCAGTCGAACGACGTTATCTACATCACGTCGCTCTACTACCAGCCGCGCCGGCTCGAGCGCTACAGCGACACCGTGTGGAAGCTCCGCACCGAGACCTACGCGCCGCCGCCGTCCTACGAATACGGCCAGCGTCCGACCGGAACCATGACCCCCGCCGCGGCCACCGGCTCGGGCATCGTCGTGAACACCAGCACCACCGAGTTCGAGGCCGCCGACGTGGGGCGTGAGCTGGTCGTGACCGCCGGCGCCTCGATCGGGGCGCGCGCGACTATCGCGACCTACGTCACCCAGCAGCAGGTGACGGTGAACATCACGCAGAACTTCGCCGGCACCTCGGCCATCGCCGCCACCGACTGGAAGATGACGGACTCGCCGCGCACGCAGGTGACGCCGTCGGCGAAGACGCCGGTCGGCCTCGGCATCACGCTGACCGGCGCCGCGGCGTGCTGGCGCGCGCGCCACGTCGGCCAGTTCGTGCACATCAACGGGGGCTGCGTGGAGATCACGTCGCTGACGTCCACGACCGTCGCCAACGGCGTGATCCGCGCCGAGCTCAACGCCACGACGGCGGCCGAGGCCGACGCCTGGACGCTCGAGGAGGCCGCCTGGTCCTCGCACAACGGCTGGCCCGCGTGCACCGAGTTCCACGAGGGGCGCCACGTCTACGCGTCGTCGCTCGCTCAGCCGTACGTCGTGTGGGCCTCGAAGACGGACGACTACCCGAACTTCGCCGTGGGCGTGCTCGACGACGACGCGATCGAGGTCCCGATCTCGGGCGTGCTCGACTCCATCGTCTGGCTGCACGCCTCGCGTGCGCTGCTCGCCGGCACCGGCGTGGGCGAGGTGCTCCTAGCCGGGGCGAACGAGTCACCGCTGACGCCGACCAACGTGCAGGTGAAGCCGCAAACCGGCTACGGGTCGACCGACCGCGTCCCGCCCGTGCGCGTGGGCAACGTGCTGCTGTTCACCACGGTGTCGCAGAAGCAGGTGCGGGAGCTCGTCTTCGACTTCAACGTCGACAGTTACGTCGCCCCCGACCTGACCCTGCTCGCCGACCATCTGACGCGCGACAGCGGGATCACGCAGGTGGCCTACCAGCGCGAGCCGACGTCGACCCTCTGGGGCGTGCGCGAGGACGGCACGCTCCTCGGCATGACCTACCTGCGCGACCAGAACGTGGTCGCCTGGCACCGGCACGTCACGGGCGCGATCGACGCCGACGAGCTGCCGGTGGACGGCTTCGTGGAGTCGGTGTGCGTCATCCCGCACCCCGACGGCGACCGCGAACAGGTGTGGCTCGCCGTGCAGCGCACGGTCAACGGCGCGACCCGGCGCTACATCGAATACTTTGACGACGCCGAGTTCTTCTACCGCACGCTGCACACCGACTGCGCCGTGACCTACGACGGCACGGGGACGACGACGCTCACGCTCTCGGCCACCTCCGGCACCGGCGTGACGGCGACGGCGGGCGCGGCGTTCTTCGAGGCGGCCGACGTCGGGCGCCAGCTCTGGCTCTTCGACGCGTCCGCGAAGGCCACGGTCACGGGCTTCACGTCGTCCACCGTGGTGACCGTCACCGTGGTCAACGCGTTCCCGGGCGTTGGACCCCACGTTGCGGGCGCCTGGGGCGTGGCCCGGACGGACCTGGACGGCCTCGCGCACCTCGAGGGCAAGGCCGTCGCGATCGTGGTGGACGGCGCGGTGCTGCCCGAGGAGACGGTGGCCTCGGGCGCCGTCACCGCCGACACCCCCGGCATCGTCGTGGAGGTCGGGCTGCCGTACACGGCCCGGCTCGTCACGGTGCGCCCGGAGCTGCAGGTGGCGGGGACGACCCAGGGCGTGCCGGGGCACTGGTCGGAGGTCATCGTGCGCGTGTGGGAGACGCTCGGCCTGTCCATCACGGTCGGCAGCACGCGCGAGACGGTGACGTTCCGCAAGACGTCCGACCGCATGGACCAGCCGCCGCCGCTGTTCACCGGCGACGTGCGCGTGGCCGGACTCCAGGGGATCGACCGGGACAAGCGCGTGACGATCGAGCAGACGCAGCCGCTGCCGGCCACGGTGCTGCTGCTCAGCGGGGTCCTGTCCGTTGGCTCCTAGCCTGGCCACCGCCGGCTACGAGGTCCGGCCGTTCACCCCGGCCGACTACGTCGCCGCCATCGGCGACGGCTGGTGCATCTCGACGCCCCGACAGGTCGGCGAGCTGTTCGCCGCCACGGGGCCCGCCTACACCGCGCTGGTCGACGGCGAGGTGGCCGCCGTGGCCGGCATCGCGGTCATGTGGCCGGGCGTGGCCGAGGCGTGGGCGGTGCTGACGGCGGTCGGCCGCGCGCATCCCGCGTTCGTGCACCGCGCGGTGGCGCGGACTCTGCGCGGCCTCGTGCGGCAGCTCGGGCTCCGGCGGCTGCAGGCCTCCGTGGACGCGAGCAACCCCGTCGCGCTGCGCTGGGCCGAGGTGCTCGGCTTCCGTCCGGAGGGGGTCATGCGCGCCTACGGGCCGCAGGGCCAGGACTTCGTGCGGTTCGCCATGTTCCCGGGAGGGCTCGCATGAGATATGAACTCCTGGCCGCTCCGCGGCGCGCTCCGGGCATCCTGCGCGAAGGGCGCGGGCAGCGGCGCGTGGGCCCGCTCGGCGCCGGGCCGCGGGAGCGGCACACCGGCGTCGAGATCGCCGTGGTCGCCGTCGCCGTCGCCGGCGCGGCCGTCAGCGCCTACGCCGCGTACGAGTCCGGCCAGCAGCAGGCCGCCGCGGCGCGCTACAACCGCAAGGTGGCCCAGAACCAGGCGACGTCCGCGCAGGATCAGGGCGAGCTGGCCGCCGAGCGCGAGCGCGAGCGGAACCGACGCCTCCTCGCCTCGCAGCGCGCGGCGTACGGCGCCAGCGGCGTCATCACCACCGAGGGCTCGCCGCTGCTGGTCCAGATGGACAGCGCCCGCGAGGCCGTGCGCTCCGAGCAGCTCCTCCGCTACAACGCCGACCTGGCCGAGACCGGCTTCCGCTCGCAGGCGACGCTCCAAGGCTTCTACGCGCGCTCGGCGGAACGCGCCGGCGCGATCGGCGCCGGGGCGTCGCTCCTGTCGGGGCTCGCGAACGTCGGCATGGCGTACTACGGGCCGAGGGCCACGCGGCCGTCCAGCGCGCCGACGCAGGTGAGCGGCGTATGAAGATCCCGACCCTGCTGGCGACCGGGCCCGTGGGCGGCGGCATCCCGTACGGCCAGGCGAGCCCGGGGGCGTTCAGCCAGGGCGCCGTGGCCCTCGCCTCGGCGGGCGAGACGCTGCACCGCACCGGCGTGCGCGCGCTCGACGAGGTCAAGCGCCTGGAAGAGGACCGCCGCCGCCAGCAGCAGCTCACGACCGCGAGCGAGATGCTGCTCGGCTACGGCAGCCGCCTGGAGGCGGCCTCGCAGGAGCTGCTCACCGGCCGGCGCGATCCCGTCACCGGCCAGGTCCTCGAGGAGCCCGCGAGCCACCAGGACTACGTCGCCCGCCTGACCGAGCGCGAGCGCGGGATCCGCGACGAGCTGCTGCAGTCGACCAAGGACGTCGAGCTCAAGACGTACCTCACGCGGATGTTCAACCAAGCGTGGACGTCGCGTCAGATCGACGCGCAGAAGTTCGCCACGCGCCTCTGGGTCGACCGCGAGAAGGGGAGCCTCATCGAGCAGCGCGCCGAGACGCTGCGGCAGATGGAGACGGCGACGACGCCCCAGGAGCGCGAGGCCATCGCCGAGCGCCATCGTTTCGTCGTCAGCCAGAAGGGGCCGGTGCTGGGCGAGGACGGCGTGGCCGCGTGGATCGAGGACTTCAACCAGCGCATCGTCATCGCCGAAGCCACGAAGGCCGCCGACCGCGGTGAGTCGGTCGACGCCTACGCGGGGAAGATCACCGACCCCATCAAGCTCGCGTCGCTCCGCGAGCACAGCGTGCGGCAGCAGGAGCACCGCGAGACCCTCGCCACGAAGAACTGGAACGACGCCAAGGCGATGGCGTGGTCCGAATACTACGCCGACGCGCGCAGCGGGCAGATGACGACGCCGGAGTTCGAGCGGCTCAACCGCTTCTGGAACTTCAACCCCGCCGAGCAGCGCGCCGTGCTCGACGCCATCACCAACCGCGACGTCGAGGACGATCCGCTCGTGCTCAAGGAGATCCGCCTGCGGTCGCGCGCGCCCGAGCTCGGGCAGGCCGACGTCGAGTGGCTCGCCGAGCAGTACGCGCCCGCCGACGGCTCCGCGCCGAGGATCAACGGCAAGACCTTCGAGCACTGGAACGCCGTCTACACGCAGACGGCGCGCGCGAACGCCGCCGAGCAGCGCACGAACGACCGGATCGCCAAGGCCGAGGCACGGGACCGCGAGCGCGACGAGCGGGCGGCGAAGGCCGAGGAGCGCGCGGAAACCCGCATCGCCCGCGCCGAGCGGCGCGAGCAGGAGCGCGAGGCGAAGGACCGGCTGCGCGAGGCGCGGCTGTCGCTCGAGCGCGGGCTGCGCGCCAACGACCTGAACGAGGCGATCAGCCACGCCGGCAAGACCGCGCTGGCCCTGGCCGAGGACGAGCTGGTCCGGCGCGTGCGCAACGGGGAGGATCCCGACAGGGTCGCCACGGAGCTGCTGCCGAAGTACATCGCGCACGTCGGGCTCGCCGCCCAGGCGCGCGTCACGATGCTCCGCAAGGCGTCGCCCGTGCGGACGCTGGAGGAGCTCGGCCCTGCGGCCGACGCGATGAAGCGGTTCAGCCTCACGCGCGAGCAGTACAACCAGGTCGTCCGGCAGCTGCGCGAGGCCGAGGCGATCGAGCAGGCGATGGTGCAGCTCGGGACGGCCAAGCCCGAGAAGTCGGCCGCGACGCCCGCCCCCGACTACGGGTTGACGGTGTTCCCGCGGGGCAAGAATCCGCTCCTCGCGCCGCTGACCACGCACACGCCGGAGCCCGGAGCACGGCCGCCCAAGCTCGTGCCCGGCGGCGGACCAGGACTGTATTCGCGATGAGTGAGCTCGACGGTCTGTACCTCACGCAACTGCGGCGCCGCGAGGACGACGAGATCGATGCGTACGTTCGCCAGCGGCTGCGCGCGCCGCAGCCGGCCACGCGACCGTCGTCGCCGGCGACGTCCGACGCGATCGGCCTCGGCGAGGAGTTCGTGCGCGGCGTCGCGCGCGGTGGCGCCCACACGTTCGGCGGCCTCGGCACGCTGCTCAAGGCCGGCGGCCAGCTCGTCGGCAGCGACCTCCTGACGCAGGCCGGCGAATCGATGGCGCGCTACTGGTCGGAGACGGCGCAGTCCTACGGCGCCTCGGCCCAGGCGCAGGGCTCGCTCTGGGACAACCCCTGGCTCGTCCTCAACCCGCACTGGCTCACCGCCAGCGTGGCGGAGTCGATCCCGTCGCTCGCGGCGTCCATGGTTCCCGCCGGGACAGCCGGCATGGCGCTCCGCGTCGGCGGCACGCTCATCGGCTGGTCGCCGGCCGTGGCGCTCAAGCTCGCGCGCATCGGCGCGGCGGTGACCGGCGGCACGGTCGGCGGCGCGCTCGAGGGCGCGTCGACCTACGACGAGGTGAAGCGCCGCGGCGGCTCCGACGAGGACGCGCTCAAGGCGCTGGCGTTCATGGGCCTGGCGTCCGCCGGACTCAACGCCGTGTCGCTCGGCCAGGCGTTCAAGGTCGCGGCCAGGGCTGGCGTCGGGCCGGCGCTCAGGCGCGCGGGCGTCGCCGGCGTGAGCGAGGGGTTGACCGAGTGGCTCGAGGAGCCGACCGAGGCCGTGATTCTCGGCGAGGACTGGACCGGGATCATGGAGGCCGCCAAGCGCGGCCTGAACGTCGTGCCGGCGGCGATACTCACGGGCGGCGGTGCGAACGTGGCGCTCGGGACGGCGAAGGGCGCGCAGGCAGGCGCCGGCCGCCTCGCGCTCAATGAAGCCGGCTCCATGTCGATCGAGGGCCCTGGCGGCCCGACGAGCTCGGCGTTCCAGGGGACGGGCGCGCCGGGCACGAGTGCGAGCGCGACGACGCAGCCGCCGAGCGGCGGCGAGTCGTCGACCGGAGCGCCGCAGGGACCGAAGCCCGGTGACAAGCTCCACGTGAACCTCCAGTACGTCAGCGGCGAGGCCGCCTTCAAGGACCTCACGGCGGCCGTGAACCAGATGCACGCCGACCGGCTCGCCAGCGACCGCGCGACGAAGTCCGTGAACGACATGCGCGCCGCCGGCCACGCGCGTTTGCCGGACCTCGAGGCGGCGATCGCGTGGAACCCGGAGGCGGCACCGGGCGCCGAGCTGCCCGGCACGCTCCGCGCACTCGCAGACTGGCGCGACGCGGCCACGGCATTCCTCAAGGACACGCGCGAGCGCGCGAAGACCGACCCCGGCGCCAAGTGGGACGTCTGGCGTGCCTTCACCGTCGCCGGCCACCTGGCCGCCAACGTCGAAGTGGGCGAGTCGATCCTGGGCCGCGGGATGCGGATGCAACAGGAGGTGTCGCAGAGCGGCGCCGCCCCGTTCGATGCCCGCGAGCTCGTGCAGCTCGCCGACACCATGCGCGACGCCAGCGACGTGAACGTGGACGCGTTCCTCGCGCGCCTGGACACGCTCACGGTGAAGCAGCAGCGGGTGATGGCCAAGCAGGCGGTCAACCTGCTGCGCGCCGGCCAGCACGCGCTCTACGAGGCCTGGATCAACGGGCTGCTGTCCGGGCCGCAGACGCAGGTCGTCAATCCGCTCAGCAACACGCTCACGACGCTCTGGGCCATCCCCGAGCGCGCCCTGGCGGCACAGTTCCACACCGACGTCGACACGAGCGTGGTCAAGGGCGAGGCCTCCGCGATGCTCCGCGGCATGGTCGACGGCTTCGCTGACGCGCTCCGGCTGGCGCGGCAGGCGTGGGCCATGGCCGCCGATCCGCTGCAGGGCACGAAGCTCGATCTCCCGAAGCACGCGATCACGGCCGGCGCGTTCGGCCAGGACCCGAACGGCTCCGTGGGCCGGGCGATCGACTACCTCGGCACCGCGGTGCGGATGCCGTCGCGCCTCATGATGGCGACCGACGCGTTCTTCAAGGCCGTCAACTACCGCATGGAGCTCAAGGCGCTGGCGCTGCGCCAGGCCACCGCCGAGGGGCTCGATGGCGACGCGCTCGTGCGCCGCGTGGCGCAGATCGAGGCCAACCCGCCCGCCGAAGTGAAGGCGCGCGCGGAGTCGTTCATGCTGCTGCAGACCTTCCAGAACGATCTCGGCGAGGCCGGTGAATCGTTCATGCGCGCGATGAACGCGGCCCCCGGCGCCCGCCTGGTGCTGCCCTTCATCAAGACGCCCACGAACATCGCGAAGTGGACGATCTACCGCACGCCGGGCCTGAACCTGCTGAGCCGGCAATACCGCGCGGATCTCGCCGAGCCGGGGCCGACGCGCGACCTGGCGCTGGCGCGCATGTCGCTCGGCCTCATGGTCGGCGCGACCGTCTCGGCGATGGCCGGCGCCGGGCTCATCACGGGCGGCGGACCGAGCGACCCGGACCTCAAGCGCGAGCTGCGCGACACCGGCTGGCAGCCGTACTCGCTCAAGGTCGGCAAGACCTACTACGCCTACAATCGGCTGGATCCCGTCGGCGCCCTCGTCGGGCTCGTGGCCGACACCGCGGAGATGCTGGGACAGGTCCCCGAGGTCCAGGCCGACAACGTCGCCGCCGCCGTCGTCCTGGCGCTGTCGAAGACCCTCGTCAACAAGACGTATCTGCAGGGGCTCAGCGACGCGATCGAGGCGGTGTCGAATCCCGATCGCGGGATGCAGAAGTACGTCCAGTCCTTCGCACGCACGCTGGTGCCGACGGGCCTGCGGCAGATCGCGCGCACGATCGACCCGACGGTGCGCGAAGCGCGCGGGGTCCTCGAGGCGATCCAGCAGGGCGTGCCCGGCTGGGCCTCCGGGCTGCCCCCGCGGCGCAACATCTTCGGCGAGCCGATCCTGCTGCAGGGCGGGCTCGGCCACGACCTCGTCTCCCCGATCTACACGTCGACCGTGAAGGACGACGTCGTCAGCGCGGAGATTGCGCGGCACCGGATCAACGTGTCGATGCCCTCGCGCGTGATCGAGGGGCGGCGGCCGCCGTCGATCCGCCTCGAGGCGCCGCGGGCCATCGAGGGCGTCGAGCTCTCGCCCGCGCAGTACGACCGCTACGTGCAGCTCGCCGGCGCCGGGCTGCGCGACGAGCTGGCCGCGCTCATCGAGAGTCCGGTCTATCAGAGCGCCAGCGACGGGCCCGACGGCGGCAAGGCACTCATGATCCGCCACGTCATCGGCGCCCACCGGCAGGGAGCGCGCGCGCGCCTGTTCGGGGAGGACGACGACCTCGTGCAGAAGCACCTCGCGTACGTGCAGCGGCGGGCGGCGGCGCTGACCGTCGGCAGCCTGACGATCGGGAGATAGCGGTGACGATCGCGACCACGACGACCCGGAACAACTACACCGGCAACGGCGTCACCACGGCCTTCGCCTACACCTGGAAGTGCCTGGTCGCCACCGACATGGCCGTCTACGTGGGCGGCGTCCTCCAGGCCAGCGGCTACACCGTCGCCGGCGTCGGCGAGGCCGCGGGCGGCAGCGTCACGTTCACGACCGCGCCCGCGAGCGGCGCCGCCGTGAGCCTGATCTCCGCGGCGCCCATGACGCAGGCCGTCGACCTCGTCGAGAACGATCCGCTGCCGGCGCAGACGGTCGAAGGGGCCTTCGACAAGGTCACGCGCCTGGTGCAGCAGCTCAACGAGACCGTCGGCCGCGCCGTGAAGTTCGGCACCGCCAGCCTGTTCAGCGGCGTGACCTTCCCCGACCTCGTCGCCAACCGCTACCTGCGCGTCAACGGCGGGGCCACGGGCCTCGAGCTGGTCGCGTTGGCGGCGAGCGGGACCTACGCCGACCCCATCACCACCAAGGGCGACGTGCTCGTGGGCGGGGCCACGGGCGTGGCCGCGCGCAAGGCCGTCGGCGCGGACGGCCAGGTGCTGGCCGCAGCCGCGGCGCAGACGGACGGCCTGCTCTGGGTCCCGCCGTCGACGCTCGGCACGCCGATCCTCGCGGTCGCGAGCGGCACCAGCCTGTCGCTCGGCGTCGGCGTGATCCCGCTGTTGGTCGGCAGCACCTGGACGCGGCGCGCGATCCCCGCCGCGCTCACCATCGCCAACACGGGGCTCGCGGCGACCACGGGCTACTACGTCTACGCCTACGACAGCCTCGGCAGCACCGTGCTCGAGCTGTCGACGACGGCGCACGAGCCCGACGCGACATGGGGCGTGGAGGTGAAGTCGGGCGACGCCACGCGCACGCTCGTGGGGTTCGTCATCACCATCGCCACCACGCCGGGCCAGTTCATGGACGCCGACAACAAGCGCCTGGTCATCTCATGGTTCCCGTACTCCCGGCGGACCAAGACGGCGCGCGCGAACTTCGGGGCGAGCGTCAACACCACCGGCACCGGACTCGACGAGATGGCCGTGGGCAGCCGCGTGGAGTTCGTGACGTGGGTCGACGAGGACGTCATCATCCAGGCGCACGGCGGGTGCGTGATGACGGGCGCCGGGACCGGCCGCACCTCGATCGGGATCGACGACACGACGGCCGAGGACACCGCCGGCCGGTGGGACGACTCGGTCTCCGCCGGCATGTTCAGCAATCACGTCGTCGCGCGGCTGACCGAGGGCTGGCACTATGCGACGCTCCTGGCCGGCGCCTCGGCCAACGCGCTCACGATCGAGGGCAGCGGCGCCGCCGGCAGCCGCACCACGATCACCGCCACCATCCGAGGGTGAGGGACGACATGGAGAGGACCCGGGTCCTGACGCAGCCGTTCGATCTGACGAAGCTCCACAGCGAGTTCGTGGCGCAGTCGCCGTCGGCGTTCCGCGGCCTCATCGAGTCCGCCGGCGTCGTTCGCATCCTCGGCGCCGAGGACCTCACGGACGCCCAGGTGGACGCGCTGATCGCCGCGCATGTGCCGCCCACCGCGGACGAGCGCGCCCAGGCCAACGGCATCCGCGAGTTCGACACGAACCGGGCGCTGCAGGCGGCCGTGCTCTACGTCCGCGAGCAGCTCAACGCGCTGCGCGCCCTGCACGCGCTGCCGGCGCTCACCATCGCCCAGGTGAAGCAGGGCGTCGTCGACAAGTACAAGGCCCTCGGATGACGTGGCCGGGCGCGCTTTGCCGCTTTCCGACCTCGCACGTGACGCGCTGCCACGCCGCCCCGGTGACGCACGTCTTCCGCGTGCGGACCTCGCGCGGCTGGCTCACGCTCTGGCCCGTGTGCGCACAGCACGCGGCACATCTGGCCGACCATCCGCCCGGGATCGTCGGCGTGTTGGTGCCGATTGACGACGTGGTCGACGAGCGCCCGCGTCGGGCGCGCTGTGACTCTGATTGGAAGGGCTCTGACGGTGGACCCGACGTGCTCGCGCTCCTCCGAGGCCCCGCCCGCTAGCCCGTCGCCGCTCGCGCGCCTGGCCGCGCACTGGTTCGTGCGCGCCATCGCCATGCTGGTCGCCGGCGCCGGCGCGCTCGTCACGGCGTCGTCCGTCATCCCGTGGGCGACGAAGACGGACGTGGCCGAACTGCAGGCCGCGCACGCCGCGCACGAGAAGCACCTGCGCGAGCACCTGGACAACGTCGGCCCCGCGATGCGCCAGGCGCGCGCCGACCTCATGACGGACCTCCGGCACCTCATCGATCCCGTGCACGAGGAGGTCGCGCAGGCGCGCGCCGACGTGCGTGAGCTGAGGCAGGTGCTGCTGCGCGCGCCCGTGCGCGACGCCACCGAACGCCGGGTGCGTATCCTGCCGCCGCCGTGCACAGCCGAGTGGGGCGACCTCGCGATGCTCCGCCTGCCGTCGACCGGGTTCCCGCCCCTGTCGATCCACGTCGAGCGCGTGGCCCGCGTGCCGGCCGAGGCGCCATGACGCCGGCGGAGATCCGCGCCCGGTTTCTCACGATCGTCGACAAGGTCCGGCACCGCTGCCCGGAGGCGTGCGGCCGGCGCTGCCCGACGGACGGCTGCGACACGCGCCACCTGTGCGCGGGGTGCCGGCGCCGCGGGGCGCCCTGCGGGCGGGCGTGGGGCGACCTCCGCCATGAGCGCGCGCTGCGGGAGCGGGCCAAGAGGCAGCGCCCATGACGCTGCGCCTGGTGCGTCGCCGCGGCCCGCGCGTCCCGGCCATTCGTCTGCGCCGACCCGGGCGACTCCGCCGCGTCGACCTCGTGCGCATCGCGTGCGCGCGCGGCCTCGTCGGCGTCGTGATCGGCGCCACGCTCTACGACTTCACGCCGCGTCCTGCGCCGCGTCGGCGCGCCCGCCCCCCGCTCCGGAGGTTCCAGTGAAACTCATGGCCCTCGCCCTGCTCGCCGCCCTCGCCCTGGCCGGCTGCGCGTCGTCGTCGCCCGCGGGCGACCGGCTGCGCGACCGCACGCTCGAGGATCTGCGCGCCGCCGCCCAGCTCGCCGACGACGTGCGCGAGCTGCTGCCCGCGAGCGATCCGTGGGGGCCGTGCGCGGCCGCGCTCGCCGAGATCCTGACCGCGCTCGAGGGGCCGCTGTTTGACCCCCGCCCCGGTGACGGCCTCTACACGGCCACGCTGCGCGCGCACGTGCTCGACCACGTCGTCATGTCCCCGCCGCCGGCCGTGCGGCAGCACTGCGGCGCGGTCGCCTGGGCGGCGCTCGTGCGCGGCGCCAAGCGCCTGCCGGGGCTGTGATGGACCGCGTCGAGACGTACATCGACCGCCCCGTGCGCCCGATCGTGACCGTGCTGTTCGCCGCGGCCGTCGTGTACGGATTCATCGTCGGCACCGTCAGCGCCGACGCGTTCCTCGGCCTGGCCGGCGCCGTCGTCGGCTTCTGGTTCCAGGGCCGGCAGACGCCGAAGCCCGGCCCGGAGGCGAGCGCCGAGCGGTAGACGCAGCAACGGCGCGACCCGGGGGCCCGAGTGCTCCACCCCCCGATCGCGCCGTCGGCGGTCCGTCACAGACGGACCTTCATGGCTCCCGAGAACGCGGCGAGTCTACCTCACGCCGCGGCCTCTGTCGCGGGCGGCGCGGTCATCGCCTTCGCCTTCGGACGCGTCTTCTGCACGTTGCGGGGGATCCCCGCCTTCGTCTTCGTCGTCGCCTGGTCGCCCCAGAGCGCGAGCTGCGTGTGCGTCATCGTCAGCGCGTGGATCGTCGCCAGGCACGCGTGAATGGCCGCGATCTGGCCGGCGAGGAGGCTCCGCGAGCCGCGCGCCCACGCCTCCGTGCCGAGCGCCTCGCGCGCCTGGCCGAGCGTCTTCGTCAGCGCCTCGCCGTGCCGGTCGGCGGTGCGGATCAGTCGCGTGGCCTTCGTGATCGTCTGGCTCGGCGTCACGGGCCGCCTCACGCCGGGATGCGGGCGCGCTGGGTCGTCGTGCGCGTCGCCCGGTGCGCGCGGCGCCCCCGCGGCATCCCGGTGTTCGTGCTGACGTTCACGATCTTGGTGATGCCGGGGAGGCGCGGCCGGCCCCGGCGCCCCGGCATCGTCGCGCGTCCGACCGTCGCCGCGCGCGCCGGCCCGACGCCCCGGTTGAGGGCGAGGATGCCGCCGATCTGCTTGATCGTCTGCTGGGCGCCGGTGAACGCGCGGTCGAAGCCGGTCCAGTGCTGGCTCATGGTCGCGTGGTAGGTGTCGAGCTTCTGCCAGAGGTTTGCGAGCGTCGCCATGTCGTGCCTCCTGCGATCGGAATGGCGACCGGACCCACGACGTGGCGGCGGCGGGGCGGACGCGCTGTCTCGCTTTTACCACACCCCGCCGGCGCGGTCAGCGGCCGTCAGCCTCGCGCGCCAGCTCGCGCGTCTCCGCGTCGTCGCACGCGGCGCACAGCAGATAGCCGTGCACCTCCCGACCGTCCTGCTCCCACACGACCGGGAACAGGGGCACGTCGCTCCGTCCGCACTGCGCGCACGCGGGCGGCCGGCGGGGCTCAGACGTCGCGCGCCGCCTTCCGCCGCTTCGCCGCCGCGCGCCGGGGCTCTTCCTCGGCGGCGCCGGGCCCGCCCCCCGACATCGCCGCGGCGACGTACTGGTCCACCAGGTCGCGGGCCGCCCGACGCACCATCTCGCTGGCGCTGCCCGACAACTGCAGCGGCACGCCGATCCCGTCGTCGTCGGGGTGGCGCGTGAGCGGCCGGTCGCCGCGCATGCGCGCGAACTGGAGCTTCACGGCCTCCTCCGACAGCACGACGCGCGCCTCGAGCTGTTGCAGACGCTTGGCCCCCTCGGCTTGCGCGGCCTTCACGTCATCAATCGACGCGCGTAGCGCCACGAGATCGCTCTGGATAGCGCGCAGCGTCTCGACGACCTCCCGCAAAGCAGCGACCACTTGCGGTTCGGGCTGCACCGGCTCGGGCGGCGCGACGTCGGCCGCCAGGGCGTGTTCGAGTCGCAAGCGACCGTCGCGAGACAACCCCCGGGACCGCCAAGAGTGGACAAGGTTCTTGGTGACCCCGAGTCGTGCGGCGAGCGCCTTGTCGGCGCCGAATCGCTGAGTCGCCAGGTCGAGAATCTCGCGATCTGACAGGCGCTTAAGGTCTCCGCGCGGCACGCCGCCGGTGCGCTCTGACGTCACGCCAGAATCCTCTTGCATCACGTCAGAGACGGGTATATGTTCGGCGTGCGATGGGTCACCGACTGGTCACCGAAAACCCGCGATTTCCGGCGATGACGGCGAAGGAGATTCGCGCGGTGCTGCGCAAGAACCGGATCGAGGGGGGCTGGCCGGCGAGCATGCAGCAGATCGCGGACGACCGCGGCTGCTCCAAGTCGCTCATCGTCAAGGCCGTGACACGTCCCTACCGCTACCCCTCTGCGCGTCGGTATGTGGAGATGGTGCTCGGTCGCCGCGGGCCGGATGCCTTCCCCGCACGACGGCGGATCTACGCATGAGCCGGGGTGACCGTTTGGTGACCATTCGGCCTGAGTCTACGCGCGCCCCCCGGGGCGCCGGCAAGCAAAAGTTGCAGGGCGTGACCGGGCGTGCGGTTCGGGCGGTTTTCATGCGGTTCGCGCGGCGAGTGCCGGCATGACCAGCACCGTGTTCTGCGGCTGCGGCGCCTTCGTCGCGGAGAACGTGAGCCCGGTCGACGCGCGCGTGGCGATGGCCGCGCACCGCGCGACCGACGAGCACCAGGCGTGGGAACGCGAGCGCGCGCACGAGCTGCGCGCCGAGCGGGACGCGCGATGAGCCCGTTCTACCGCGTCGAGACGGCGACCGGGCGCCGCGCCGAAGTCGCCCGCGTGTACGCACGACGACTCGGCGGCTGGCGCTACGTCGTGCGGTGGCGCACCCCCGTCATGGCGACGTCGGCGTTCGAGTACCACCGGACGCGGGCCGCGGCGGATCGCGCGGCGGCGTGGTTCACGCGATGAGTCTCAGCGTGCAGCGCGCGTGGCAAGCGACGCGCCGGAGCGGGGGCGCGATGGGCCCCGGCAAGTTCTGTGGCCCGCCGCACGCCCGGGCGTTCCGCGCGTGGGATCTGTGCTGGTCGTGTCACTTCCCGCTCGCGCAGCACGGTGACGACGGCGCGTGCCCTGATCAGCGCGGCGCCGACGAGGACGGCCGTGTCCCCTTCTGACGGAAAGGAGCCCGCTGTGAATTGGGAGATCGTCGAGGACCGACAGCATCCGGGCCACTGGCGCGTCGAGGCCACGAACCACGACGGCGACGGCGAGGTGAACGTCGCGATCTTCTCCGGCCCGCGGGCCAAGGAGCGCGCCGAGGAATACGCCGCGTGGCAGCAGGAGACGCGTTGACCCGCGTCTACCGGATCGAGTCGCACGAGATCGTCCGCTGCCTCGCGGGGCGGATGGCGCGGCCGGAGCGGTGGTGGACACGCCTCTGGGCGTGGGTGCGAGGCGTCTGACAAGGGAGTGCCCGGCGGCGCTGGAACGCCCCGGGCGTGGCCGATCACCGCAGTCAACCGAGGGAGAGCAACCGTGACCGACGAGCCCACCGTAGCAACACCGACGAACGGACACAAGGCCGCCCAGCCGTACACGCACACGACGTACGACGTGCACGAGGCGCGGTTCGAGCCTGGCCTGGGGGACACCTCGTGCTGGCTCGCCATCCCGCACGACGCGCGGCGCACCGTCCAGACCATCGCGTTCTTCCGCGCGCCGGAGGACCTGGAGCGGCTCATCGACGAGCTGGTGCTCGTCGCCGCGCGCTGGCAGGCGCGGGTGACCGACCCGCGGCGCGCCGCCGCCGCCGAGGCCGCGCGATGAGCACGCTGCCGGCCGTCACCGAGCCGTGCTGCGACACCGACCAGCTCGCGGACGAGCGCGACTGGCTGGAGGCGCGGCGCCAGGGCATCGGCGCGAGCGAAGCGCCCGCGGTGCTCGGCGTGTCGCCGTACAAGTCACCGCTCGAGCTGTACGCCGAGAAGCTCGGCCTCGTCGAGCCGAGCGTGGTCGACCTCGAGCGCGTCGAGTGGGGGCGGCTGCTGGAGCCCCTGCTCGTCGAGAAGTACCGGCGCGTGACGGGCCGACGCGCGGAGAAGGAGCCGGCGTACACGCTGCGGCGCTCGCGCGCCTACCCGTGGATGGTGGCGAGCCTCGACGCCGTGATCCACGAGGCCGACGTCACGGCGCCGCTCGAGGTCAAGACCACCGGGCTGTGGAAATCGGACGAGTGGGCGGAGGAGCCGCCGCTCCACGTCCAGGTCCAGGTCCAGCACCAGCTCGCCGTCACCGGCTGGCCGTGGGCGAGCGTGTGCGTGCTCATCGCGGGGCAGCGGTTCGTGTGGTGCGACGTGCCGCGCGACGAGCGGTTCATCGCCGTGCTCATCGAGACGGAGCGCGCGTTCCTCGAGCGCCTCGCGGCGAAGGAGCCGCCGCCCGTCGACGCCTCGCAGGCGTGCCGCGAGCTGCTGCGGCGGCTGTACCCGCGCGAGACGCCGGGCCTCGTCGTGAACCTCCCCGACGAAGCGGTCGAGTGGGACGAGCAGATTCAGCGCGCGAAGCAGGAAGTGAAGCGATGGGAAGCGATCCGCGACGAGAACGAAAGCCGGATGAAGGCCGCGATCGGCGAGGCCGCGGTGGGCGTGCTCCCGACTCGCGTGACCTATTCGTGGATCACGGGCGAGCGCAAGGGCTACACGGTGGCACCGACGATCACCCGCACGCTCCGCCGGAAGGAGATGAAGTGATGGCGGCCACGGCCCAGGAGATCCAGTCGCTCGCGAAGCGCGTCACGACCGTGCGCGAGTTCTTCGACCAGCACAAGCAGCAGATCGCCGCCGCGCTGCCGCGGCACCTCTCGGTCGACCGGCTCATCCGCACCGCGTTCACGGCGTTCAACACGACGCCGCGCCTGTGGGAGTGCGACCGGCGGTCGCTGTTCGGGGCGATCGTGCAGTGCGCGCAGCTCGGCCTCGAGCCCGGCGTGCTCGGCCGCATCTACCTCGTGCCGTTCCGCAACCGCAAGACGGGGACGACCGAGGTTCAGGTCATCATCGGCTACAAGGGCCTCGTCGACCTCGCGCGCCGCTCCGGCGAGCTGTCGACGGTGATGGCGCACGAGGTCCGCGCCGGCGACGCGTTCCGCTATCGCTTCGGCACCGAGCCCGAGCTGACGCACACGCCGAGCGAGGACGCCGAGCGGTTCAAGAAGCCGATCACGCACTTCTACGCCGTCGCGCGCCTCAAGGACGGCGGCGTGCAGTTCGACGTGATGACGAAGGGCGAGGTCGACGCGCACCGCGATCGGTACTCCGCCGCGGCCAAGGAAGGGCCGTGGGTCACGGAGTACGACGAGATGGGCAAGAAGACCGTGCTGCGGCGACTCTGCAAGCTGCTGCCGGCGTCGATCGAGCTGCACACCGCGGTCGCGCTCGATCAGCAGGCGGAGGTCCAGATGCCGCAGAACCTCGGCGAGCTGGCGCCGCCGCCCGACACCGATCCCTCGTCCCGACTCGGCGCGCTCACGGAGACGCTCGAGCAACAGCGGCAAGGCAACGGCCACGGCGACGCGCCGCACGACGACACCGAGAACGCCTCGTGACCGCCTGGACTCATCACCACGCGTGCAGCGAGCCCGGCTGCCCGGCCCGGATCGGCTGCGCGACGCGCCCCGTGCGCGACGAGGACGGCACCTACTGCCCGCTCGACGCCGACGGCACGGAGCTGCTGTGCGAGGAGCATGCGGACATGCCGCGGTGCGCCTACTGCGGGCTGCGCAGCCCGGCGCTCGTGGTGGACGACCTCGGCGAGCCGATGCACCGGGCGTGCGTGGCCGAGATGCGGCAGGCCGAGCCCGCGCCGTGAGCCCCGACGGCCGCGTGACCGCCGAGGCGCGCGTGGCGTTCCGCCTCGGCCGCGCGGTGGCGATGCTGCGCCAGCTCCTCGAGGACGTCGAGCGCGGCCACGTCAGCCCCTTGCTGCGGACCCGGGTCGCGCTGTTCGTGGCCGAAGAGGACGCGCGCTTGCGCCGGGCGCTGGCGCGCGCGGTGACGACCCCCTAGACGTGCGACGGCCGCCCGGGTCAGGGGCGGCCGAAGGAGAACCGAGATGCTCGAACCTGAGGCCCTGACGATAGCACATTTCCCCACCGAATCCGCGGCGATCGTCGCCGCGCTCGACACCTGCCGCGCCTGCTGGGAGCACCACGTCGACTGGTCGCACCGGTCGGACTTCCTCGCGTGCCCGACCTGTCGGACGCGGCATGCCGAGCACCAGGGCCGGCCGAGCGCGGCCTCCTGAGTCAACGAGCAACGAACCCCGAGGAGTTTGGTCATGGCCTGGGTGCACTTCGAGCCCGGTTTTTCCGGTCATCCGAAGCGATTGGCGTGCGACGAAATCGCCAACTGGCTCTGGGTGAAAAGCGTCGACTACTGCCGCATCCACAACACGGACGGCGTCATCGCGGAGGAGGTCGCACGCCAACTGCTACCGCACCTGCACCGCAACCGCTACGCGCGCGCACGCGCCGCGCTACTCAAGTGCACGTCGTGGGAGCGCAAGCGCGGTGCGCTGATCGTGCACGACTTCCTCCACTACCAGGACTCCGCGGAGGAGATCCGAGAGCAGCGAGAGGCCAGTAAACAGCGGGTCCGCGCGTGGCGGACGTCGCGGCAGTCGAACGGGTCCGGGGCCCCCGGTAACGACGTACGTACACCGTTACACCAAGCCGGTAACGCGGTACGTACGGACCCTTCTATTCCTACATCTCCTACATCTCCTACAGTACATACAGAAGAAGAAGGGGCCCCCCCTCCCCCCCCACATCGTCGCCGGTCGATCATCGACGAGCGCCGGGAGCAGAACGACCGCGCGGAGCGCGAGGGGGTCGCGATGGTGTTGCGGCGCCGCGCGGCGCGGGGCGCGTAGGCCGTGGCCGCCCCCGCCGAAGCGCTCGCGATCGGTCGACTCGTGCGCGGCCTCGCGGAAGCCCGCGGCGAGACGCTGTCGCCCGAGCGCGTGGCGATCTACGTCGACCGGTTGTCACGCTTTCCGCTGGCCGCGGTGGAGCGCGCGTGCGAGCAGGCGTTGGACCGGCTGCGGTTCTTCCCGACCGTCGCGGAGCTTGTCGAGCGCATCGAGGGCAGCGAGGAGGAGCTGGCGGCGCTCGCGTGGTCGCGCGTGCATCGCGCAGCGCTCGGCGGCTGGGGCGGGTACACGCCGATCACGTTCGGCGACCCGGTGATCCACGCGGCCGTGACGGCGATGGGCGGCTGGCACGCGCTGTACCACCTCGGCTACCGCGGCATCGAATCCGTCGAGATCGCGACGGCACGCAAGGCGTTCATCGAGTTCTGGCTCGCGTACCGGCATCGCGGCGCACCGATGGACACGCCCGCGACACTGTGCGTCGAGCACGGGACAGCGCACCTGGCGCCGCGCGTGGTGCCGCTCGAGCTGCCGGACGCTGCGCCGCGTGAGATCGAGGTGCCGCCGTCGGACACGATGAAGGCGCTGCCGGACGGCGAGTTCCGGCCGGACGTGAAGCCGCTGATCGACGAGGTCGCGCAGCGGCTCGCCGTCGTCGGGGTGCGCGCGCGACCGGAGCCGGCGCCGCCGATGCCGGAGGTCAGCGACACGGAGCGCGCCGCGCACGAGCGGCGTCGACGCGGGGTCGCGGACGAGTTTCGACGAGCGGTCGGAGG